ATAATCAATAAAATTACTACATTCAGCATACCATTGTTTATAGTGTACAGTACCTGCAGGATTAAAAATATGTAACACACATGATCCAGAAGCCTCAGCTTCATCACCATCAGGTTCCGGCATAATAACTTTGAAACCTGTACCGGATGCAACATAAGAATCTACTTCTAAACTATGGTCAGATGCATTATCATCCCTTATATAATTATTAAAAGAAGAATTTATTGAATCGATATTATAATTACTTCCACCATCTATACTAACCTGAAATCCCAACTCTTCTTGAGAAGCTGAAGGGTGTATACTATTAAGAACAAACACATAGTGGTCGTATGTTGAATCGAAGACTACATCACTTGCTCCATCAACAAACGAAATATCTGAATCTGCACTTATGGTTATTGATTTAATTAAAGTCCATGCGCCACCACCAGCTTCGGCCCAAGACCCATCCCCCCTCCAAAATGTTGAAGCGGAAGCAGATGTTCCTGAGTTTAAATTAGCTACGGGTAAATTTCCTGTAATGTCATTGGCTAGATCAACAGAAGAAAAACTTAAATTTCCTGATCCATCCGTTTCTATAAATTTGTTTACTGCTGGCGCTGTACCAGGTAATGTTAAAGTATAAGATTGTGCTGAAGCATGAGTTGGACTTTTAATTTTAACTCCATGCGTATTTTCAGAACAGTTTAATGTAATATATCCATCTGTATCTCCTGAAGTTCCTTTTGAAGTTACCCCTGCTATACTAGATGTTGATATTAAATCTGTTTTAGCTGTTGTTACATTAGCATCTAAAATTTTAGCTGTAGTTACATTGTCATCTAAAATTTTAGCCGTAGTTACATTGTCATCAGCTATCTTAGCAGTTGTTACCGCATCATCTGCAATTGAAGAAGTACTAACAGAACCTGAAGGAGGAGTAACAGTTTGAATTCCTTTTCCTAAATAAACACAATAAAGTTCATCATCGGTTGTTGTTGCCGTACTCATCGTTAACGATGTGCCCGTCGCTGTATACGTTGACGGTTTTTGACGAACGTTATTTAAAAATAACGCAATGTCTTCTGAAGTAGTTACACTAGAACTTAACGTATAGCCTGTTCCAGCTATCGTTGTAAAAGTCTGTGATGCTATGCTGATATATTTTTCAGCGGGAATGTTACCAATATAAGCCATGTGTTTCCTTATGTACTGATTGCGTCAACTGCACTTACCCATACATCCAAAGATGAAGCAGTATCGCTTTTGACATACAGTCTATCTCCTGATTGAACAACTACCTTAGCGCCGCCATCTAAAACTTGTAAAGCAGAACCAACCGGAATCGGTGCTTCTTTTACAAGATAGATATCGTTAGTTCCGTCATTAATATAGCAATCTACATTAATAGCGGAAGCGGCTACATTAGATAAAGAAATTCCAACAAGAGTGTCGTAACTATCAAAGTCCGTCCCATCTGGAATATCAACAGCAGCTGTTCCAACATTGTTTTCTGTATATCTGCGAAAATTTTGTGCCATATTTTCCTCCTAATTATAATGCAATACTCATGGCGATTGCAAAACCTGCCCCTACTAATTGCTGACTATCAGCCGTTACTGTTCCTGGAACAGTTATATTTCCAGAACTATCTCCTGAAATCCAAGTTGTAGTTGTTGAACCATCATAACCAGCAATTTGTAATGTCCGTTCAGAATCTACAGCTGCTGCATCTACACCAGAACCAATAATTACATTTCCAGAGCCAGTTGTGAGATTGTCAGCAACGTTATAACCCACTCCAATGTTGTAATCTCCAGAAGTAACATTCATTAATCCATGCGCTCCTAGAGCAGTATTACCTGTGCCAACAACAGCACTTGCTCCAACATCTTGAAGTGCAGATTGTCCAACACCAGTATTATCATTACAACCAGCAGACATAGCCTCACCAGAATTATGACCAACCATTGTATTTCTTGTACCTGATGCCATCGCACCTAAAGCGTCATTTCCAACAGCTACACTATTATCACCAGTTGTAACTGCGTTCAGAGCACCAATACCAACCGCAGTATTGTTTAAAGCATTATTTAAAGTTCCTGTTGTTGAATGACCTACTAATAAACTTCCTACAAAATTCGTTCCTTCTTGTTTATAAGAAACACTGTTAACAGCATTTCCACTACTATCTTTATAAGCAATCTTCTCTCCTGGCATTGTGCAGAAAACCACTTTAGTTCCTTCTGAAAAATCAACCTTCGATCCGGTACTACTATTAATAATAGTATCTCTAGACAAAGAAGTACCACTACTGGTATAAGTACCAATTCCTACTTCCCATTCAGATGCAACATCTTCTCCGACAATAGTATAGTAAGTAACATTGGTATCACCAATTCCTGCGGTAAAGGTTACGAAACCCGTAAGACTTCCGTCCACTACCATACTGATAGTGCCAACTGTCGTCGAGGTTTGTTTAACCCGATCGTTAAGTATGAACGCCATTTAAATCTCCTTACGCTACTCGAATAATAGACGTACTTGCACCAGATGCTGGGAAGTCAATCTTAAACGTTCCCGCTGTTGAAATCTGATCTGTACTAAAATCTAAAACGCAAACAGCTTTGTTCGATTCACTACTATTATAAATCAATGCATACCGTGCAGTTATTGTTGCGCTAGTAAATTCAAGATCATCAAAATTACAGATTCCTGTTGTTCCATCCGTAGTTACTTCTTGACCCGCTAGTGCTCCACCGCCTGCTGCATACGTTCCACTATTTCCCACCTCGTCGTCGGTTGTATAAATAGTTGTCCCCGCAGCATTAATAGTTGATGAACTGGTATACAAAGCTAGTTTAAAATCATCCCCACCGGTTGCAAGGTCATGAGTACCTTCCATGAGTTCCTTTTTAAAACTAGTCATCACTGTATTTGCCATATTTTCTCCTTATTTAATTATGGACTAGGTGGAACAGATCTTAATTTTTGTCTAATCTCCCCGTCCACATATTCGTCCCTTCTTCTTCTTCCCTGTTGTTCGATACCTAAGCCCTGAAGAGCTTGTCCATATCGACCTTCGTATGTTTGTAATAGTTGCTGGTCCTTAAGAAAAGTGCATGCTTCAACCAGAGTGGCATACAAAAGCGCATTTGGAGCATTCATGCTCAAATACGTAGTCGTGTTAGATGAATCTAATTTAGTTCCATCTGCTGTGTTAGGTCTTTTAACATAAGCTACTTCCACTTTCAAGGCTGTCTTTGGAGTTGGACCCAACAACAATTTTGTTTCATTCCACCACCCATAATATTTAGGGGTGCCGGTAGTAATCCGACTGCCTGTATACTCATCTATAAAAGAACAATCCTTTTGCATTAAAAGTGTTCTTGTTTGAGGATCAGCAGCCAGATAGGTTTCTACCCATCTTATCAATAAAATACCAACAGGCAAGGATAAAAATTCATTCCCTACTGTAAGTGTTGAATAATCATTTCTTCTAAAAACGTCAAGATCAACATCGGTCAAAATCCTGAATTCAGCATCTTCAATAAATCCATTAACAATGGTAGAAGAAAAAACGGTTGAATCCACTTCAGTATAATCTCTAACTTTTGTAACTAATTCGTCGTATGTCATGGTGTAATTGTAACAGGCCCAGCTGAAACTGGAAAACCTCCTCCGTGTATATTGCCTACTGTAGCAGTATCAGTATCAACTGTAAAATAAAACCAATCATCAGAATCTACCAGATTAGTAACAGAAGCCCCTGCTGTATGAGCAGCTTTAGTGCTTCCATAAGCTCCTCGTGTAACGACATCAGGATTAATAGCCGTAGCCTGTGGAGAAACTTCTCCCAAGACATTATCGGTTATGGTTGTATATCTAATTAATTCACTGCCAATGACAGCCACCTGATGACTTTTATTGCTTGTAGTTCTAAATGCGCTGGCATCAGTCAGTGTAACAGAAGTAGTTGTTGAAGTAATATCAGATGCTAAAGTTGTTGAGTTGGCTGTTAGTTTTCCAACAGTAATAGTATAACCTGCAGCCTTACAAAGATTCGCTGCAGTTATTCCATCAAAATCTAAACAATCAGTAAATTTGTTTGTAACAGAAGTCACTAGAGGAGTTCCTCTAAATCTAACGATCGTTGCAGTATTCCTTCCATGGTTAGGCGAATGAACTAAAATAGTCGAAGTTCCCACGAGATAGGTTACGAAAGGATTTTCAGGAAGTAGAACTGGAACTTTAACTGTTGAACGTTGTTCAGGTCTTGGATTCTCTAATGCAATGGCAGAAGGACCCAGAACGGCTAATGTTAATTGCGGTTGTTTTATTTCATATTCGCTAGTATGAACCCACATTCCATTCCATTCTTTAACCATTTCAGTATAAGGGAATCTTAATCCACTTCTATCTGAAATTGCTATAGCATGTTTTCCCGATGCAAATTTTCCCATAATTAACCTGTTGCTGGATAATAAGCTTGTGGAGTTATATATGAGCTAGTTGCCGATCCATCTTCTGCAAGAGCTCTAGCTAATTCATCTTCGTATAATAATTTTAAGGCTTGTGTTCGATCAGGAGCAACCTTTTGACTTAAATAAAAAGCTAGCCCTGCAGTCATTGCGGGTAAAAATCTATAAGGAGCTTGTGGATTTTTATCGTATCCCCCAGCATCTTCAATTCTTTTGACATAAAAGAAATTTAAATATTTATTGGTTGAAGAACTTGGAGTTAGATAAACATATATTCTAACTTTTTGATATAAACGTTGAACAAAAAATTGTGAAGGAGTTCCTGTATTATCTTTATTCGCTAAAGTTTGATAATCCGATCTACTGATTTTACTCATTGTAACATCAGTTGGATCCGTTAATTGATTTCTGTAGGATACTTCTAAAATATCAGTGGCACTATAAAGATATGTTCCTGAATCCCCTATGGTTGCTGGAAAAGCAGTGGATGAATCTCTAGAATCAGCATTTCTATAAATATCATAGATATTTTGATCTTCATTTAATTTAATAGATTCATTAATTACTTCCCAATAGTGTAATCCTCGATTACCCCATTCTGCTAATAAAAGATTTAATGAACGTCTTGCACTTTTAAGATCATAACCCGCACGGGCTTGACCACCGCATCGTTCAAATGCGTCTTCAATTAATTCTTCAATCGATAAATTAAAATCGACTGTTCCAGATGTTGCCATCTATCCTCCTATTGCCAGATAACTGCTACAGAAGCCGTTGCCGCTACAATTTCAATATATATTCCAGATGCAGATCGAATTCCGTTAGCTGATATATATTCTTGATAAACAGCTTCGTCCGATAATTTCTGCTCATAGATTTTAGTACCAGTTGCATCAGAACCTTCCCAGATTCTCACATGACAAGTTGTACCACTTGGATTGATAGTTACACCTTTCAAATAACAAACTGGACCTACTACAGTTGATCCACCTGTTACAGTAAAAAGCTGTGAACTAGCTTCTGTATAAAACTGTTTTACACCTGTTGGGCTCATATTTTCTCCTTAATTGTGAGCTCCCGAAGGAGCTCACATTATTTTATTAACTTAAGTTATTATTTTGTTGATATAGAATAGTAAATCTACACTCACCAGCATCTGTTGCCTCTGAGTTAGTAACATTAAGTCTGACATCACTTGTTCCAGTGTCTTCCCAAGCTAGTGTTCCACCAGCTTCAGTAGTTGGACGTTTAAGTCCCACACTTGTTCCAATAGCGAACGTATTAACAAATGTAGTGGCTGCTCCACCAACTTTGCCAATGCTAATATTAGTAGCATCA